GAACAGGCATTCAAGTGCCTTCAACTTGGAAACAAATACGTTGTAAAACAACAAATGTTATTTATCCCTCTTTAACAGAAGCTGCGCTATCCACAGGATGTGATGCTTCACATATTGTAAAATGCTGCAAAGGGAAATTAAAACAAACAAAAAAGAAGGAATTTGAATATGTCAGCAGTTGACTTATCGTTCAAGCTCCTTAACTGGCAGCAAGAGGTCTTCAAAGACTCTACCCGATTCAAGGTTGTAGCTGCTGGTCGCCGCTGTGGTAAGTCCCGGCTGTCGGCTGTAACATTGCTTATCGAGGCTTTAAACTGCCCTGAAGGCTCAGCAGTGATGTACATTGCTCCTACCTTGGGACAAGCTAGAACAATTATTTGGGACTTGTTACATGACCTCGGTAGGCCTGTCATCAAGTCCTCTCACATTAACAACCTTGAGATTACTCTAATCAACGGACGCAAGATTCTCGTACGAGGTGCTGACAATCCGGACTCTCTGCGAGGGGTGTCTTTGGTTTATGTCGTACTAGACGAATGCGCCTTCATTAAGCAAGAGATTTGGGAAAAGGTTATTCGTGCTGCCTTGTCTGACAAGAAAGGTAGAGCATTATTCATCTCTACGCCTTCTGGCCGTAACTGGTTCTATGATGCTTTTAAGCTAGGCAAGGATGGAACAGACGAAGAGTGGAAGTCTTGGCATAAGACCACAGCTGATAACGAAACCATTGACCCCAAAGAGATTGAAGCTGCTAAACGAACATTGAGTTCCTTTGCCTTTAAGCAAGAATACTTGTCTAGCTTCGATACCTCAGGGTCTGACATCTTTAAAGCTGAGTGGATCAAGAAAGGCCCAGAGCCTAAGGATGGCTCATACATCATTGCTATTGACTTGGCAGGCTTTGAAGACATTTCAGATGGTTCCCAGAACAAGAAGAGACTCGATGAATCAGCTATCGCTATCGTCAAGGTAACAGATAACGGTGATTGGTGGGTCAACAAGATTGAGCACGGACGTTGGGACATTAAAGATACTTGTATGCGTATCCTTAAAGTTATCAAAGAGTACCAACCTCTGGCTATTGGTATTGAGCGAGGAACAGCTAAGAACGCTGCTTTAACCATCTTGCAAGACATGATGCGTCAATACAATACCTATGCTCATATTCAGACTTTAACTCATGGCAACCGTAAGAAGACTGACCGTATCATTTGGGCCTTACAAGGAAGGATGGAGCACGGTAAAGTAACCTTGAACAAAGAAGGCGATTGGGCAGACTTTGAAGACCAGCTCTTGATGTTCCCAACTAAGGGTGTTCACGATGACTTGGTCGATGCTCTTGCGTATATCGAACAACTTGCCCTTAACTCCTTCGTCCCTGATTACGAAGATGATGACTTTGAGGCCTTAGATGTTATCTCAGGCTACTAACCAGAAAGTAAACAATGGATGATAACTTAGAACAGAGTCAGTACGAGGAACCTACAGAGTCAGACAAAGAGCTGACTGAATGGGTTGTCTCTCACACTGACAAGTGGCGTGACTACCGCGACCAGAACTACCTTGAATCTTGGCTTGAGTACGAGCGTATCTTCCGTGGTCAGTGGGCTGCTGAAGACAAGACTCGTGAGAGTGAGCGTAGTCGCATCATCTCCCCTGCGACTCAGCAGGCTATTGAAACCCGCCACGCTGAGATCATGGAAGCTATCTTTGGTCAAGGTGAATGGTTTGATATTGAGGATGACATCAAGGACGTTAATGGTAATCCGTTAGACGTTGAGTTGATTAAGACTCAGTTGATGGAAGACTTTAACCGCGACAAGATTAAGAAAGCTATTGACCAGATTGAGTTGATGGCTGAAATCTACGGTACAGGTATCGGTGAGATTGCAGTTAAGACAGAAAAGGAATATGCCCCTTCAACGAAGGCTATCCCTGGTGTTCAAGGTCAAGCTGCTATCGGTGTTTCCGAGACTGATCGTATCTCGGTAAAGTTAGTTCCTGTTAACCCTAAGAACTTCTTGGTTGACCCTAACGCTACATCATTGGATGACGCTATGGGCTGCGCTATTGAAAAGTTTTTGTCTGTTCACAAGATTGTGGAAGGCATGGAAAAGGGTATCTACCGTAAGATTGATTTAGGCTTGGATGCTCCTGACGATGATTTAGAACCCACAGAAGAGGTTTCTGCTTATCAGGATGGCCGTGTGCGTATGCTGACTTACTACGGCTTAGTGCCTCGTGAGTATCTTGAGCAACTGGAGAATGACGAAGAGGTTGAAGACCTGTTCCCTGAAGACTCCCTTGCTGATGATTACGCTGAGTTGGTAGAGGCTATCATTGTTATCGTCAACGGTGGTAAGCTGCTGAAAGCTGAAGCTAACCCTTACATGATGAAGGATCGTCCTGTGATGTTGTATCAAGACGATACAGTCCCAGGCCGTGTGTGGGGTCGAGGTACGGCGGAGAAAGCATACAACATGCAGAAGGCTATTGATGGTAGCCTGCGTATGGATAGTGATGCCCGTGCTCTTACAGCAGTGCCTATGATGGCTATGGATGCTACTCGTTTGCCTCGTGGTGCTAAGTTCGAGGTTAAGCCCGGTAAGTCTTTCCTGACCAACGGTGATCCTAATCAGATCATGATGCCTTTGCGCTTCGGCACACCTGATGAGTCATCTGTTCGTGCTTCTCAGAACTACGAGCGATTGCTTTTGCAAGCTACAGGTACTGTTGACTCGGCTGGTATGCCTTCTGCTGCTCCTCGTGACGCAGGCGCTGGCGGTATGTCTATGGCGATGGCAGGTATTATCAAGAAATACAAGCGTACATTGACGAACTTCCAAGAAGATTTCTTGATTCCGTTCATCAATAAGGCTGCTTGGCGTTACATGCAGTTTGACCCTGAGCGTTACCCTTCTGTAGATGTGAAATTCATGCCTACAGCTACTTTGGGTATCTTGGCTCGTGAGTTTGAACAGCAACAATTCATTGCTTTGTTGCAGACATTAGGCCCAGACACTCCGGTTCTGCCCCTGATCCTTAAAGGTATTTTGGGTAACAGCTCTTTGAGCAACCGTATGGAGCTGATTGCTGCTTTGGATCAGATGAGTCAACCCAATCCGGAGGCTTTGCAGGCTCAACAGATGCAACAACAAGCTGCTATGGCTAAATTGCAGGCTGATTTGGCACTGTTGCAGGCACAGACACAGAAAACTCAAGCTGAAGCACAGCAAACAATGGTGGAAACACAGTTGATGCCTGAAGAGTTGCGAGTAAAGGTGGTTCAATCCGCTGCTACCAACTTGGAACAGGATTCTGACTTTGAGAAGCGATTGAAACTGGCTGATTTGATGCTGAAAGAGAAAGATATTGACTCAAACGAGCTAAATAAACATTAAGAAAGGAGTTTCCCCTTATGGACAAGGAACTTCAGACATATTACGAAGAAACTTTCTCAACAATGGCTACCCGAGGGTGGTCATTCTTGATGGAAGACTTAGAAAAGTTAAAGCAAGAGCTAGAAAATATCCGCACGGTCAAGGACGCTCAATCATTATCTTACCGTCAAGGCCAACTGGATATTCTAGACCTTATTTTAAACCGCAAGAAGACTTGTGAAGAGATTTATGAACAACTATTACAGGAGGCACAATAATGCGTCGAATGTTTGAATTTGTTTGTGAAGATGGACACATCTCTGAAGCATTAGTTGATGAAACTATCAGGGAACTCGCTTGTCGAGCCTGTGGTAAGCACTCAACAAGAATTGTTTCCGCTGTCAATATGAAGTTGGAAGGCATCTCTGGTGCTTTTCCTTCTGCCTATGACGCATGGGAACGCAAAAGAAGTGAGAAACTGGCGCAGGAGCGGAAAGCCTCTTATGCTGTGCCGGAATAATCACTGTAAGTAACGGGTAAGTGCTGAGTAATCAGCATTCACATTTCATAGTCCTATAATCTCAAAAGAGACAGGAGAATAATAGTATGGCATTTATTGAAGACGAATCGTTTGATCCTAGTTTGGACACGATCACAGATGAACAACCTCAAGAGACTCCGATTGAAACGGAGCAACCTCAAGAAGTTGTAGTAGAGAAGGTAATTCCTGATAAATACAAAGACAAGTCCTTAGAGGATATTGTTAAGATGCACCAAGAAGCTGAAAAGATGATTGGGAGGCAGGCACAGGAAGTACATGAAGTACGTTCATTAGCAGATCAATTACTGAAACGACAACTCGAAAGCGATAAAGTTCAGACTGTTGAAAGTGCGCCCGAAGTTGATTTCTTTGAGAACCCTCAAGATTCAATTAAACGTGCTATTGAGAACAATCCCGCAGTTTTGGAAGCTAAGCAAGCTAACCTTGAGCTTAAACGGATGAAGACAGCGCAGCAGCTTGCAGCCAAACACCCTGATATGGCTACTATCGCTAATGATAGTGGTTTTCAGGAATGGGTGAAAGCGAGTCCTGTACGTCTGAGCCTTTATGCTAAAGCAGATGCAGAGTTTGACTTCAGTTCTGCTGATGAACTCTTGAGCACTTATAAAGAACTTAAGCAAGTTCGTAACAACAACGTACAAGAAACTGGTAAGAAGCAGCAAGCACAAGCCTTGAAGGCCGCTGGCGTAGATACAAGTGGTTCTGGCGAAGTTGCAAAGAAAGTATATCGTCGTGCGGATTTAATCCGTCTTAAGA